TTGAACGATTCATTGGATCCATTCCGTTCTTTGAACCGACTGTTCATTACAACACAACACATGTAGCTCAAGTTAATAAAACCGGCGTATCTCTATACCACCGGGCTAAAACCACACCCTAAGGGTCGTGGCCGCTACTCTACACGACGACGGAGTCTTGTCGTGTACTTTGTTGCCTCCCCGAGGGAGGATCACTAGTGTGCTTTAGACCTGACACACAAACCAACGATTTCTCTTCTCGTCACAGACAGACGCTGCATTTAAAGCGTCCCGATTAGATGGAGTATTCGTGTTTCCCGAGGGGTCGTCCTCGGCCTAGTAGAGCCCCGCTTACGCGCGAGCCATACTATGTGATAGTGATATGTGACTGCCCGTGCAGTCTGTTGGCCTTCCGTGTACTGCGCACGTACACTTAGCGTCGACATTTTTATAAATGCATGAGAGAAAGTTTAAACTTTTCGAATTTAGAAAACTCTCCACATTAACGACTTTGGGCAGATTACATGTTGTAACCCAATTTGGTAAAATAGACTAGATGCGTCCATCTAAGAGGTTGTCGTCATCGCCAATCAATACTTGCGATGAGAAGAAGACGTTAGTCTCCGTGCCATGTTGATCCGGTCCGGAACCGTACTGCATGTGCATTCTATTTTACCTGGCCTAGTTTAACGTCGTTGCGGACGTGGATCCAAGAGTTTCACAAGCTTAATTGCAAGTGACAAACTCCCGCATGTCTTGGACTAAGCCATTGACACACTCGCCAAGCTCACGGATCTCTCCGTGCAGGCTACGCATCTTATACAGTCTTTCTGTATCAAATGCTAATGAATCGTAACCGTTACGAACTCGGACCGACATAGCGTCGTCAGGATTACACTTAACACGGTATTCCTTGAGTTCCATGGTCGCAAGCTCAGTCAATGCGCCTTCGCGCCAATGATCATGAGCTCTCCTCCACAGCTTCAGCTTATGCTGACGATATGTGAGCGTCTCCTCGTCTGCTTTACCGTACATACGGACAGACCAGTTAGGAGCACGCAGAGGCGGCGTGATTTCCTCGCAACCAGGTGGTTGAGGACAATCTTTGTGAACACGTAGCCGATGGAATGGATTCTTAATATCCTGGAAATTATTTTCCTCATCTTGATCCATGGCCTCCCCAGCAGGACGAAATAGTTTTCGTGTGTGGGGTTTTCTCCAAAAGTCATACGCATGTTTAGCGACTCGACTTTGGACATTGTCAATCATAACAATGTAATCGTGTGTTGACTTCTCAGTAGAGGTCATCTTCTTCAGTTGGCGTTCACTAACAAATGTGACACCAGGACACTGAAGGCCCAAACCGCCGAGTTCACGTGGAATAAAGTAATTCAACACGTGCCCGTCATCCATAACAGAACACTTCTTAAGTGCATCTTTGTTATAATACAAATATCGTTTTAATGTGACGATTTTGTTATTACTACCCTCCAGTATTTCTGGCAAAAGGTATTGGATTGGTTTGTCTTGGACATCGGAAAGTCTTGCGACCTTCGACTGCCCGAGAAGCATACCGACATTATAAAACGGTATGCGGGTAACAATACTGCCTTCAACATGAAACAACTCACTGTTGACAGTACAATATTTGGGGTGAAAGAAATTCTTTCCCGGACTAGGTGTCAAACCAGCTTCCGGTAGCATTGCTAACCATTTCTCATATTTTTGTTTGCTAGTACGAAAAAGAATGTCGTCTCCATTGACGAGAACGTTGAGATCACGAAAATCCTCAACTTCGGGGCATATAGCCTCCCAATACGTAC